CAGTCTCCGAAATAACTTGACCATCAAACGGAACCGTAGGTCTGCTCGTAGATGTGGCTACACCCATGCGTAGACCTTGTGTTGTAGCAGAAATTGTCATACTGGCTCCTCAACTATTGGTGCAATGAACTCATCTAACTCAACGTCATATGTGAAACCGATGCCTGCGTAGTGACCTCGGTAGTTGTGATTGTACGAAGTGCGTTTACAGGTTTGGCTACGAAAGTTCCCGTACCAAGTTTCGGGGTCTAAACCTTCAATTAGTTCAGTTTCGTCAATGCCGACAATAACTTCGGTCACGACATTATTCGCATCTAAAAAAGCGTAATGTGCCATTATGCCCAACTCACATTTCCTGTACCAGCAGTAATAGTTGCTCGCTTGTAGCCGCCACTCGCTGAAGATTCTGTACCAGTTAAACCTGCACCAATAGTGATTGTGTATGTGTCTGCGTAACGCAAGATGACTACACCACTCCCACCTGACCCACCAGTGGCTTGAGAACCACCACCACCACCACCAGTGTTTGCAGTACCAGCAGTTCCGTTACTCAAATTGTTCCCTGCACCTCCACCACCGTTACCACCAGTACCAGAATTGCCGTCTTGATTCGCACCTGCACCACCACCACCAGCACGAAATACGCCAGTTCCAGTTATTGAACTAGAAAGACCAACACCACCATTCTCTGAAGAGTTCTGACCACCTGCACCAGCAGCACCACTAGGATAACCACTGCTGCCACCAGTTGAACCATATCCAAACAACCCACCAGTGGTATCACCACCATAGTTCTCTGTGCCACCACCACTACCACCCATAGCACCCCACGCACTACGACCACCACCGTGACCACCACCAGCCATACTTATATTTGCAAACTGTGAAACAGAACCACTAGAACCAGTGCTACCACCAGTTCCATTAGCACCACCAGCACCAACAGTCACAACATAGTTTGTTGCAAGTGACGCTTTGAATACAGGCTGCGCACTTTTGCCACCACCTGAACTCTCACCACTCACACTGCATATATATCCACCGCCACCACCACCACCAGCACGACTATTCGTTGCACCACCACCACCAGCAATGATTAGGTAGTCAATAGTTGGGTAATTCAAAGAATTGACATAGTTCTTTAATCCAAGAACGCCGTAAGGTGTACGAATACCCATATTTAGTTTGTCTTATCCCAACCAACAACAGTCACATTCACCTTGCTTGCCGTATCCGACAAACCAGTCAAAGTTTCTGTAGTTAGTAACACGAGTGCCGTATCCCAAATCATCACATCATTCGCACCAATCGGCAAATTAGACATAATGCGATTAGCAGCCGTAGCCGAAGTACCAATAGCCAAAGTCACAGTACGGTCAACCGTATCCGTGTTAGCAATAATGATTTGTTTTACCACAAAAGTATGACCTGCTGTTACCGTACACAAAGTTGTTGATGTTGTACCCAACTGTACGGGGGCTGTACCACCCGAAAGTCGTGATTCTGTTCTGTCGCCTGAAGCCATATTTTTATACTCCTACATCCATGATGAATACTGCACCGTCTGTTGTTGTGTTTAATCCGCCACCGCCACTGATAGTGACCCACGCTACGCCGTTATAAACCTCGACGCTGTTTGTGTCCATTAGATAACTCATCATACCCTCAGCGAGTGTAGCCTCGCCTGCACCACCGAATGCTGCTGTGCGTGCTGCAGCATCAGCAAAACGCATCACTGCCTGATCCATCAAATAGGTATTGACTTCTGCGGCGGTAAGTACACTGCCACTGGTGAAAAGTTTAGAGCCTGCGCCTGCCATGGTTCGAGTTTACACTATGCCAATGCGTTATCGCTGTCAAGCACACCGAATGTTACATCATCGAGCAGGAACTGGTACAAGATCGAAGCCACACGCAAACCGAAAGTAGCAGTATGTGACGACGCAGTCAATGTATGTTGCACTCTTTCCACAGCGTAGTTTTGTGTTGTCGACGCAGGCGTACCAGTGCTATAGGTGCGAGTGATAGCGATAACATCGCCGATTTCCAACCCGACCACAATGGCGCGATTTGGTGCACTCAATGAGGACACACTCACAGTTAGATCATCGAACCTGTAGATAGGTTCACTGTACGTGTTCACTAAACTAGTCGCCAGCGCTAACGCTTCAGCATTGCTAGACAGCAGAAGATTGTCGATCGCGAATGTTGATACACCGAACTCTGTTTGACTGGCTGCATCGTCTACGCTTTGGACTATGCCACCAACAACTGTTGTCTGTACGCGGTTATAAAGTTGCTCTTGACCGTACAACACTGACAGTGTTTGATACGGTATGCCAGTACCTGTATCGCTGAATGTGGCGGCTACTGTAGCGAACGTTGCGCTAAGCCGATCAGTGAAAGTCAGGTTGCCGTTTGCGGCGATGAAACACAACCCCTGCTCACTTTCCGCGATTTTTTGCAGGTAAGTTAGCGCGTTAGTGTTAGCATCGATCTGATACGTGCCTAGCGTCGACGTGCCTGTAGCGATGGATCGTGTTGTTGCGCTGTATGCGATTTCAGGCAGGTCTAACAGGTATGAGACTCGTGAGCCGCTCAGTTCGGCTGTTGGCGTCAGTGCGCTGGCTACGTTAGCGTTAGCCAACAACACGAAATCATCGGCAACGGCGAACGTGACTGTGCTGTTCGTGAAATCGTAATCGATGTCAATATCGGTGATACGACCAACGAACAAAGGCAAACCACCTGAGGTGATCGTCACTTTGCGTCGTGGTGTTACACCACTGCGACCTGCTACCACATCGTAATACGGTGATGCTTGGTTGATTGGGTCGAAACGTCGATCGTTGTTGTTCAACACGATCGTACATGTACCAGCGTTGAAATTGCTTAGCGGATCTGTGCGTCCACGTGTGATAGACAATTGCTGTATGTAAGGCGACACGTCATCACCGAGAAGCGTGCCATCTAGAAAACCGCCAGTGTCAAGTTGACCGAGTGCTGCATCGTCGAGTGTAAAGAAGTTGGTTATGAAACCCAATTCGCACAGTACCGCAACAGATTCACCCGATGCAAGCGTTGTAGCCATTAGAGCGCGTTGGCGTATTGTGCCGTTATAGGTACGAAACCGTTGCGTCGCTCATATCTACGCAACGCGTCGACGATCGTGTCACCGATAGCGCTTTCATTCGCGCCCATACCTGCATTAACGGTGATGTTGATCGTTTTGCTACCGAACGAGTCAAGCCGATCGAGTGGTATTACAGCCTCTGCACCTGCCTCGCCGATGAGCGCCTGTGTTGCACGCGTGACGATACCGCCTGCAGCCAGTCTAGGTATCAAGCCGCGTCGCTGTTCTAATGCTGCAGCCTGCTCATACGACAGAAACCCTGCTCGCGCCGCTTTCATCTCTGCCGACAGCGAACCGCTTGCGGTCGGCGTGCTTGTAACTGTCGGCGTGCTTGTAACTGTCGGCGTGCCTGTACCAGTCGCTGCACCAACCGTGACAGCAGCATCGCCTTGTATGACGATCGCCTTGCCCACTTCTTTACGTACCTCGCGCAGTTTCTCTTCCGCTTCACGTAGTTTGTCCACAGCGTCACGTTCCCGTTCATATGCTTCGGTCACTTTGTCTGATGCCTCGACCTGATCTTTTTTCGCTTGGTTCAAATCGTCCAACAGTTCAGTGTACTTAGCACTCCCCTCTTTCACACCGTTGATCGTCTCATCGAGATCTTTTTCGGCTTCGTTCAACGCTAGCGTCGACTCGGTTTGTGCATCAACAGCGTCGCTGACTGTCAGTTTCGCTTCGGCTAGTGCGATCTCCGCTTCACGTATCTTTTGTGGTGTTGACTCAGGATCGGCACGTACCTCAGCAAGTTTGATCTCGGCGTCTCGCACAGCGAATGTTGCTTGCTCGACTGCGTAGCCTGAACGTTCGACGTCGTGTTGTGCTTTAGCCAACAGTTTTTGTGCTGCTTTGCCCTCTTTGCTATCTTTGCCGTAGCCGCTGATCGCTTCGTTGAACGCCAACTGGCTAAGTTCCATCTTCTTAGTCGCGTTGGCGTAGTCTTCATTCGCTTTGGTTGTTGCCTTCAACGCGTCACGCACTGAACGCTGCGCACTGGTCGTTGATTTCAACGCGTCCATGTATTTGCTCAGTTTTTCTTTCGCGGTTTCTATTTTCTTGCCTGCGCCGCCTGCACCGTCACCCATACCAGCGAATGCGTTGGTCGCTTTGACGATGTTGCTTGTACCGCCTTCTTTGGCAGCAAACGCACCAGCAACTTCAGCCACACCTTTAATGTCTGTTTTCGCTGTGGTAGCCGCTTTGCCTATACGACCGAACTCAACTTCTCCGATATGACCGAGTGTTTTCAGTCCAGCGCCGAAAAAGTTAGCGGCTTTGATCAGCAGGTTGATTCCGTCGACGATGAAGTTGATCGTTTTGATCCAAACATTAAGCCAGTCTTCGATGATCGCGATGATCGCATTGATCACAGTGTTGACGACTTTGCGCACACCTTCGAACTTGACGTACAACACCGCTAAGATAGCAATAACAGCGACCACACCAAGCACGATCAGCCCGATAGGGTTAGCCAACAGTGCTGCGTTCCACAGTTGTGTCGCCAATGTCGCCAAATTCGTATAGAGAGTGTACGCTTTAGACACCAAGATCACCGCGCCGATAGCCGCAGCAGCCGACAACAACACAGTGCCAAACGTGCCTAGCGACTGGATCTTGTCAACCACCGTCTGACCGAGCACTTCGAACACACCAGCAAGACCGTTCTTGCCCATCGCGTCAGCGAGTTTCTGTGCATACGGCACGACAACGTTCAGCAAAAAGTTAGCGAACTTTTCAACAATCGGCATCAGGTAGTAGCCGACTTGTTCAACGATCTCGCTAAACGCGATTCTCAAACGTGCGAAACGACCAGCCATCGTATCGGCTGCAGCACCAGCCGCACCGCCAAACATCTCAGTCAACTGTTGTTGTGCAGCACCGAAATCTTTGCTCTTTTTAGTCGCTTCGTCGATCGGCACACCAAGTTTCGTCAACGCACCAACGTTGCCATTGTACGCCTTAGCCAGCGCAAGGCTGACAGTTTCAGTGTCTTTACCAGTAGCCGCCGAGATGTCGAGGCTTAGACTGAGCAGGCTTTGCGCCTTGGTTAAGTCTCCAGTGCCACGTACTAGACTTGCTAGGGCAGGGCGCAGTTGGTCATCAGCGACACCAGTAGCGCGTTGTGTTTTGTCGATGAACGCTTCTGTTGCGGCGATTTGTGCGTCTGTTGCGCCTGTGGTTGCACGGATCTGCTGTGCTAGCAGCGTTTGCGCTTTTTGGTCTTCCATCGCAGCCTTGACAGCGACAGCACCAGCCGCGCCCAACGCAGCGAAACCGATAGCCGCTTTTTTGGCTACATCAACAGCGGATCGCTTCAGATCGTTAAACGATTTGGTGGCAGATTTGATCGCTTTTTGAAGTCCAGCGTCATCACCTAAGATGGGGATTACTACTGCCATCGCGCTGTGCCTTTCATCGTATGTTGATTTTTACATCTGCCAAATGTGGATTGATTTTGCGGTACATGCGCACCGCTGCCTCTTTAACATCGGCTTCCATACTAGCACGCTTAGACTCGACTGCAGGGTACATAACTCTCGACGGCGTGCCCGACAAAGCACCAACAAACGCAGCACCCTGACCTTTTGTACGTTTGCGACCTAAACGGTCTTTTTTCGTTTTATCAGTAAACTTGTTCGATTTACCAGCCATGTCATACACAGCACCAGCCACATCAGTCTGTTTGATAGTCAACACACGCTGGATATTGGTACGCGGATCGTAATTACCACCGAGAGCAGCAACAACACCCTTCTTCAACTTTGGTATCGAGTAACCCATGCGACCGCCAGCAGACCAAGTTGGTTTGCCGTTGCGCTCAGCACCAGTAGGGTTGTTTGGGTAACTGCTGCGAGCCAACGCCAAAGTTGAATCGGCAGACGATTTGATCGTTTTCCGCAGTTCTTTATACAAGACAGGGCTTACTTGTTTGAGTTCGGCGATGGTAGCAGCAACAGTTGCCGATACGACGCGCTCTGTTTCATTCACTGTCTACCGCGATCTTTTGTTGGCTTGTTCTGAACGCCAACGCACATAACCAATCATAGCATCAAGAAACATGTCATCTTGTTGCATTAGTACACTCGGCGCGATGTTGACTTCACACGCCAAAGAAGCGATCAACCAGTGGGTTGACTCTCTGCCAAAGGGGTATCACCGTCTTCAACGACTGATACTTCTTCGATCGTGTTTAACCATTCAGGGTCGAACTGCGCGATGGCTGGATTGCCACGTTTTGACGCGTGCCATGCAAGCCATGCAAGATCGGTGAGTCGCATTTCTGTTTCCAGTTTAGCGATTGATCTGTTCCATGTGCGCTCGAATGCAACGAAATCTGCAAATCGTGCGGTCACGTCGGTGCTGTCACCGTTGAGTGTTTTTACTGTCAGGGCGAGTTTCATGTGTCTAGCCGTTTCCCTACGAGACTGCCTTGACAAGTGTTCCACCCGTAAACGTTACACTCGTTGCAGCCAACTCGCCGACAGCGCCTGCGACGGGGGTATGCGCCGATAGAAACGTCGAACTTAAAGTGTACGATGGATTTGTAGCCGATGTGGTAGAGCCGTTTGGCTTGACGATCACAGTTGTGGTCGTGCCCACGAGTGGGTACAGTGTTGCTTCGGTTTTGCTCGCTGCGTAGTCTTGATGGAAAGTGATCTCGCATGAGTTGTTTTGCAAGCCACCAGTGAACTTGTGTCCTGAGTCGCCGAAAGCGGTGACTTCAACAGAATCGATCTCGTAGTTCATCGTCACTGTGTTCGAGTGATCACTCAAATCGACACCACCGATTGACACGAATGCGTTTGTTAGTACGATTACAGCCATTGTTCTATCTCCCTATGCGTTTGCTTTCACGAGTGTGCCACCCGTGAATGTTAGACTTGTTGATGCCAATTCACCTACAGCGCCTGCGACAGGTGTGTGTGCCGCTAGGAAAGTGTTGGAAATCGTGTATCTGTTGTTCGTGCTGCTAACAGTGGTATTCACTGGAATAATCTCGACTGTCGTTGTTGTGCCGACCAACGGGTAGATTGTCGCTTCAACGTTGGCTGCGGCGTAATCTTGCTGGAAAGTCACTTCGATAGAGTTGTTTTGCAAGCCGCCAGTGAACGTATGCCCACCTGATCCGAACGCGGTGACCTCGACAGAATCGATCTCGTAGTTGAGAGTCACGGTGTTGGCACGGTCTGCCAGTTGCACAGTGTTCACTTTGATCGAGCAATTAGTGAGTACCAAAACAGCCATTATTTTTCTCCGTCTGACTTGCTCGCCCGTACAGCGATCGCTTCAATGTGTTGACCTTCGATGAGTGCACCGATGTTGCAGCCTTCGAGTTCAGCATCGGTGATTGTGTCACCTGCTGCTTTGTTAGCAACGCGATCGCTCAAAACTTTATATGATGCCATGTGACAATCCTACACTAACACCGTGCTGCAGGTTTTCAACTGTGTACCCTGCAGTCGAACGTGACCATCAGAAACTGCTCATCTGCTTGCGTCTCAGGTTGGATATTCGCACCTCTGCTCAACACTAAAGATTGCGCCACACCGCCGAGCGTGCGATCGCCCTCAATCGCCAAACGTATTGACGTAGCGCCATCATAAGAAAGATAGCCGTCGAGCGAGGCGAAAGCACGTGAATCAGTGTATCTGCCTACGATCACAACGATTGACCAATTCGTAATGATGTCGCCGCCGCTGAACGCGCCGTGATATTCAACTGAATCTAGGATCGGGTAGCCGATCGGTGGTGTTATATTCTCAGGCTGTGACGAGAACGTACGCAGATTTGGTATCGTAGCCAGTCTCGTCTTCAAACCTTCAGCGATCTGTGAGATCGTGGTAGCCATTACGCGATACCGAACACTACAAACGGCGATAGTAAGTCGCGCACGTCAGGATCGACGCTACGCACTTGGATAGCCATATCTGCGAAACCAACAACACCGAGCGCTGCATTCAAACGGGCAAAACCGCGTATCGTCAGCAAGATAGTGGCAGTGCGCACGTCATCGGGTATGGCGTTCCAGCCCCACTGAGCCGTGCATTGCACAGTAGGGAAAGACGGGGTCACTTCTAACGGGAACGTTTTGCCACCGAGCATACGTGCTTGACGGTATGGTCTGCCGCGCAACGGCGCATCGGTGGGTTCTAGAATGTAATCAGTGCCTTGCACCAGTGTGGTTGCGTAAGTGCCATTAGCGGCTGTGTCGGTTTTGATCGTGACTGTTGTGTTGGGTAGGTCAGCAGGGAAACGCACCAAGAACTCATCATACGGGTAGATTGGTATCGCTGTGCTGGTTGTTTTATAGAACCATCTGCCACAGAACCCGTCAACACGACGACTTGCTCCTTCGATTTCTTTCTCCAGTAGTGTATCATCGTTACTATCTGTTATTCTGAGTGCGGCTTTCACCTCTGCAAGTGTGCAGTAGCCGTTTGTGATAGCCATTAGTTAGCGCGTTTCTGTGCGCGTTTCTGCATTGCTCGCTCTGTTGGCGGTTCTACTGTTGCTGTCTCAACAGTGTCAGCAAGATATTTGTGTTCAAATCCGACCTCGCGCAATGCTGCGTCGACGGCTTTGACGCGATCAACAAGACCGCGACGTTCGTAACCTGCACGCTCTACTAGCAGTGACTCGATGTATTTTGATGTCATTGTGCTTTGTCCTCTCTAGTGGTAGGTCGGCGCTGGCTGCCTGACGAAGCCAGCGCCGACTTTCCTGATGTTTCTTATCTAACTGTTGTTAGATTAGAAGGTTGGGGCGACTAACCCTGTACCGTTGATTTGTGCCCAAGCGTTCGGGTAGCGGTTTGCAGTGAATGCTGCATATCCGTACACGATCATCTGCACGTCGAGTTCCGAACCCTTTGGCTGTTCGAAACGCAACATCATTGGCTCGCCATTGCCCTGTTCCCACAGGTGCAGTTCTTGCGAGTTGCCGATGTAGATGGTGTCTTGGTCTGTGCCAGTTCCCTTGTTGGTTGCAACTGTTGCATCGGTGAACACTGGCAATCCAGCAATAGCGTAGCCGCTGTTGCCGTATTGTGGTGCACCGTTGCCAACTGCAACTGCGTTCTGCGCGTATGGCGCAGGTACAGCAAGTGGACGGTTCTGACCATCAACTGCAGCCAAGATCATCGCGAGACGACGTGGGTGCATGATGATCACGTTTGGACCAGCAAAGAAAGTGGTTTGTACTTTCTGAATGGCGTCCAACAGTTTAGGGTACATTTCTGCAACGGTAGGCGAGGCGTCAGTATAAGTGACGCTCTGACCTGCTGAAGAGAAAAGTTCTGCAACGACTGCGGTGTTCAACACTGTGTGGTATGAAGACACCAAATCAGCCATGACCAACGAGTCGATACCAGTGCCACGCTCAAGAGCCTGACGTGATACGTTTTGTTGTCCAGCGTATGTTTTCACGCTGATATCCAACTTGGTGTCATCCATGTTTGTCTCTTGAACTGCTGCACCTTCAGTTTGCTCAGCGGTTGCTGAACCTGTGGTGATTTTGCTCAACGAAATCGTCAAACCTTGTGCTGGCAAGGCATGCTTGCGAGCGATGTCTGCAGTAACGCGACCTGCACGTGCGAATGGCGCGGCAAGATCGGTGAGGAACTGTGGAACAACCAAGCCAGCAAACGCTGCCGAAGTTACGTCACGGCGTTCGATCTTTTCTTCTTGCATGTGTCGTGCAAGACGATCTTTCGCTGCGAAGTCGTTGTTGAACTGTGCTGCATAAGCGTCGGCGATGAACGAAACCTCAGCGTGTTGGCTGTAGGTGCGTGCTTCGGACTTCACTACTGCAGGTGAATTGATAGCCGTGTTTTTGCGTGCTTCAGCAGCAGCAGCGGCGCGACCTTCAAGTTCAGTGTGTTGTTTGATTTGCTCGTCCAATTCGCGAACTTCATCAAGGGCAACGGCGATAGTGCCGTCTTCGTCCTTGCTCAAGTCACGCTGTTCGGACACAGCGATTTGTGTGATTTGTTCTGCACGTGCCAGCGCTGCGTCGCGCTTCTCGTTCAGAATCTCGGTGTACTTTGCCACGTTATAGTCTCCTTGACTCGTGTATATGGGTATGTTGGATTCCACGAGTGACTCCTGCAGTGTGCCTTTCTAGGCTACGGCTGCGGTTCGGCTAGCGGTGACGGGCTATTTGGATCTGACGCTGACGCGCCAGCAAAGAACCCGACGGCACAACAGTAACAGGCTGCGAACGGCGCAACTCTGCAATAGTGTCCTCGTAAGCAGGATAAGTTACCACGCTCACATCGAACAGTTGTACCTCACGCAACTCACGCACCATGCCATCGGCACTGAAAGCGTCCTTGATCGTGCGGAATGCAAACGACATCTGTGACAGGTCGCCGCGTCGCATCGCTGAGATCACACGTTGTGCATCAGGGTTCATCGGATCTAGCGACGCCTCAACACGCAAACCACGCTCATCTTCCTCTAACATCAACGTACCCGACTTAGTGCGTGCCAGTGGCACACCTTCATGGTCGATCAAAAGACGCACATCTGCGCCATCTTTCAAGGTCTTAGCGAAAGCACCTTTGCGCACATACTCGACGAACGGCATCGGCTCGCTAGGTGAATCGAATATCGCAGCGTAGCCAGTGAAAATGTTGCCATCTTCCGAGGCTCGCATCTCCAGTGTCGTGTATGCAACACTGCGTCGTTCGTCCAATGTGTCGCTGACCCATTGTACAGTGCTGTTCATATCAGCACCAGCGTACACGCTGCTCGCACTGCGTTCGCTTCCATTATCTTCAATCATCGGCTGTTCTTCTTCAACTACATCTTCAGCCTGATCAGCGACAAACGCCTCAGGTGTGTAGCCTTCGATGCCAATCGACGCGTAGGCGTCTAGGTTTGCTTGGTCATTGTCAACAGCGGCGTCGATCAGTACACCGCTGTTGACTAGTTCTGTGGCTGCTTGCTTTTTAAACTCAGACGTGTCAGTCGAGTCTTCAGGCTGCATAATCAAATCTTTATACATGACACCAGCATCAGACAGCGCCTGTTCGGTTTCAGCACGGCGCGATTCATCGCGACCAGTTATAAGATACACCTCGTATCCGCTGCCGTTCACTGCGTCGATAACATCTTGCATAGGCTCAGTTCCTGCACCCAACAACGTACCATCGATGTCGACGATCAGGGCTTCGTTTTCTCCCTCGGCGCGTTTGTTGACATCACCGATCGGATCAAGACCTTCAGATAGAGACACCGCTACCATTTGATCGATCGCGTCTTGTTTAATGTCATGACATGCAATTGTATCATACGAACCGTCGCTGTTTTGTTTAACAGTTGCCCAACCTGCGCAGTCGCTTTGGCTGTCACTTATCCCGTATGGCATCAGTTAGTCTCCATCGGGTGTCAGCACGCGCACGTTTGTAGTGCCTGTGTTAGTGATACCGTAAAGCGTTTCGCCGAGTGGCACGTTTATCGTGATCGTTTGGTTGTTTGGCAGATGCAAGCCACTAGATGTAGTCACTGCACTGTCACCTAAATACGTGCTGCCGCTGGTCGAATGCAGGTAGCAGATACGGTTTTGATTATCTGCAGAGATAAGTAATGTGGCAGTCGTTGCTACTGTTACAGCCGCCGATTTCATTGTGGTGGCTGGCTATCTACACCGAGAAGCGGCAAATCGCCACCATCAATAGAAGACATCGGCGCACCAGCGATACCGATAATAAACTGGTCGCCACCTTCGTACGGTTCGCGGTCATCATCTGCACGTGCCTCGTTTGGTGTTAGCGTGCCGTTCATGATCTGTATCTGTTGTGCACGTACACGTGTGATCAAGTCGGCTCGCATGAACTCATCGGCGTTGAACCGCACACGCTGTGTGATCGGCAACATCTCGCTGATAGCGTCCTCAACACGTCGCATCCAAGGCAATAAAGTGAAACGCACAAAGTTCGTACCCATCGACTCGATGTTTTGATACGTTTGCGAGTCGCCACCAGTACCAGCGATCAAATGCAACGGTACGCGATACACGCGAGCGATATCACGTATGATCGACTCGCGGTGTTCCAACATCTGCATATCTGCAGCGCTGGTTGTGATCGAACGCCAGCGCAAACCGTTAGACAACACGGCAGGACGACGACGTTTGTGATGTGACTCTTCCCAAGTATCGCGCAACACTTGCGCCTGTTCAGGTGTGATCGGCTTATCCGACTCCAACACCGACGATGGTGTAGCACCTTCGCCGTAAAACTGCGCTAGGAAACGATCCATCGCTAACGCCATGCCGATCGTGTTGCGTTGGGCTTCCAACGGTGACACACCTCGACGTTGACCAGCCAGCAGCAGCCAATGGATAGAACGTATGTCGCCAACTTCGAAACGTTGATTACCGATCTCGTAGTACATGCCGTCGATGTCGGTATCGTATTTTTCTTTCACGTGATGAGGGTGAATAGCACGCATTTCAGATGGCAGTTCACCAGCGCGACGCGGTGCGTAAATGTACGCGCAACCGTGCAGCGCTAACGTGGCTACAACTTCATGCACAAACTCGAACATAGACTGTGTGGCGTTTGGCTTGATCAGGACGCTAGGTGTTGGGATCGACTCGATACGACCACCACGTTGACGTGTCAACTCTAACGGCATCGTGGCGATTGTGTCTGCGATCAACGACACACAAGCCAAAACAGCAGACGAGGCGAACGCATTCTGTTCGCTAATCACCTCACCTGAGTAGTTAGGGTAATAAGGGCGTGCGGTTATCTGATACGGATCGATCGACGTCGGCAACGCACGTGTTTCACGTTTGAACAGGCTCATTGCATGATGCCGATCGTGATCAAAGCAATGCCAAGAACGATAGCACTAACAGCGATACTGAATGTAGCGACACCGATGACAACGCACCCGATACCTAAACACTCTACCGCTGTCGTTGCCTTGTCGCCCACTAAGAATCCTTCCAAACATCTATCACAGACGGGTTGGCGTCTGTTTTGTTTACGAGTGTAGCACGGTCAAGGGCTATGACTAAAGCAATAGCCGCGTCGATCTTACGTTTCGATTTGCCCTTGCTCAAACGCCACCCCTCGTCAGTCATACGTTGAGCCGCTGACAGCACCTGATCGACGAACTGCGGCGAACCATCATGCGCGACACGTTGATTCACTATCATCTCGAACGCATTGCCACACGCTGGTATCATACGAGCACGCGACTGTGGAAACTCGACCATCGGCAACCCGTCATCAGTCAAAATCTCACTGCTGCGCTGGAAATAAGCAGGGTCATACGCGAACTCGCGCACGTCATACGTTTGATGTAGCCAACGTAGATGAGCCTCAACAGCGGCAACATCGAGCGGCGCGTCTTGCGGATACCATATCTTGCTACGCACAACGACCACATCATCTTGCGGCTGTGCCACCACCACCGCGATACTGTCATGTTTCAACGCCATATCAAGACCAACATAGACAGGCAAATCGAACGACAACTGGCGATCAGACTTGCACGCCTCGAACGCACCAGCAGGAAGCCACGACTCTAATGTACGAGTCCACTGGTTTAGGCGGTAACGGCGAAACGCATTTTCGCTGGTTTGTTTCACTGCCACTTCCATATCTTCAACATCGATCAAACCGTAGGCGAGATTAGGGTTTGCACGTATCCACTCATCACGGTCATCTAACGGACAGTCGGCTACGGCTTCCCACCACCAAAATCCGAAACTCGGATCGTCAACTTCACCAGCCGCGACACGTTTGCCATACTGGTACATTTTGCCGCACAAAGTCTCCAAGTCGTGACCTGCTGTGGTGATGGCAACTGTCATCGGATCGAGACGCGCACCCGATCCCAACGTCAACGCGTCCCATAAATCCTCGTTTGCCTGTACGTGTAACTCATCAAATACAACGACGCTAGGGTTCAGTCCTTGTTGCAACTTTGCATCGCTCGACAAAACACGGAACACCGCGCCAGTAGCAGGTACAGCGATCACGTCACGATAGATCTTGCAGATACCGCTCAACGCCTGCGATCTGATCACCTGTTGACGTGCAGTTTCAAACACGATCCGCGCCTGTTGTCGATCACCAGCAGCCGCATACACTTCAGCACCAAGACCGCCCTCAATAAGACCATGCAACGCAATCACTGAACCAAGCAGCGACTTGCCATTTTTGCGACCTAAACCGATCAACGCACGACGGTATCGGCGACGTCCATCAGCGCGACGTTCATACAGCGAATGGATCAAATCGCGTTGCCACTGGACAAGTTCCAACGGATCGCCAGCACGCATGCCCTTGTCCACGTGTAGAAATGTGCGAGCAAAATCGATTACATTTTCGCCGTCGAGCGCGTCAGTAAGTCGGGGTGTCGCCCAAGTCGCTACGCTTCTTGGTTCTATTCCTGTACTCGTCAAGTTCATTAGCCACTCTTATCTCAAATAAGCCGAGACGCGCACGCTCGGACACGGGTAAACCTAGTAACTGTAACCAGCCAGTGATCTGTGCATCAGCCTGCTCGATCTGTTTAACTGCAGGGTGTGTCACAGTTTGACCATTTGCAGTAGTATACCACCTGTTGCGCACATCAGTGCCTAGCCACTCACGTAGAGCGTTCACAGTTTGCAACTTCTCAACCAGCATGCACATCATCACCATGTCATGTGACTCGGACAGATGGCGACGTCCAGCAGACCACAACATCGACCAAACCTGTGCGCCATATGGATCGCACCATGCAGGGACGGGTGGCAACTCATCGAGATAGACAACTGCGAGCGCTGTTTCAGGTGTTGGTGCAGGTGGTAGCGCCTTGTGTGATGGGTTGCCGCGTGCACGGTGTACTTCGAGTGGCTGCGGCTTACTGCCTCGACCAACTCCAGTCTTGGGTTTAGGCATGGCGTTTCCGAGCCTTTCCCTTGCGCTTGTGGTGGCTAGATGCACCGACATAGCCTAGATGTGGGGAGAACGCAACCCGATGCATGGGAAGTGGCAAGGTAGCCAGCACCGACTGGCGACTGGTAGACGCCGACCCGACCCTAGGCATAGGGGGACTGCCAAGGAAATGCACTTCTGCTGGCATCGGGGTGCATGGATATATATCCCTCGGCAGAAAAGACAACCTCTTCATATGCACAGCGATTCAGTCGCGTCTGTGAGTCGCGCCACGACGACTGTTGCAAGATCGGTGAGCAGGTAGCAATGCTGATCCTACCACCGACTGGTTCACATGATCTGCCGTGAACGGGTCATTCGACCGAGCGCCACCGCCACAGATCCAGCAGGCAGTTGCTTGTTGTCTCACTTTAGCAGCCTCACTTCGATATGTGCCTTTGTAGTGGACACGGCGCGAGTTACGCACCTGTTCCTTCATACGTTTGCACCGATCGCACCGTGTGGCTCTGCATAAGACACGGCAGTCTATGCATGGCATGACCCCTGCACTCATTGCACCTGCGATGTTGTCACCTGCTTGCGCCTATGGTAGAAATCCCTCTGCCTACTGGCTATTACCGCCTTGCATGGGGTACACATGGATTCCCGTTTACGTTGGTGGCGTCTTGCTGCTGCGTACGTGCCGCATGGTCTTAGTTCTATTGACATAACCACATCATACCACATGGTCTGATCACGGTCGGCTCAATGTCCAAGGTCGCCAGCCTGCAACCTCAAACAGTAAACGACCAGCCGCGAGATTAACAACTGGATCGAGCAAAGGCTCTTGGCTGCAGACCTTCATCTGCTTACAGACAAGCCCTGCATATTGTGCGTGGTCTTGCTTCCAATGCACACCATTGATCTGCAACAGTCCACTATCTGAGCGGTGTGTGTAGGTGCTGACCTTCAACGTGTTGCAGTTCGCGTCGACGACGTCGCCACCTATGCGACGTGGACAACACCCTGATTCACGGCTTATGATATGTACTAGGTCGGGGATTTGTTTGGCTTTCCAGCCGACGCTTAGCGCGATCGGCGCTACCCAACTGCAGTCGCCGTGCTTATATGTTGCTGGCACTAGGGTCGAGGTTGTGGTTGTGGTTGGCTCGATAAGGTAGGGCGTCACGTCTAGCGTGGTTGGTGCTTCGACTGGCTGTGCTTTCGCGTTTAGCGCGAACAGTGCAACTACGAATAGGACTATGGTGATTTTGGTGATTGTGCGCATTTGCCGACTTTCGGTTAAGGCTGGAACGTGTGTGTTCAACAGCGACGTTTTGCGTGGGTCTAGATCCACCCTACTAGATTGATGAGTCAGCCTTCTTTCACTATAGTCTTGCCTAGGCGCACTAACACAAGCACCAGCGCTATTGTGGGTAGGTCAGGTGCTGGTGTTTCGATGTAGTTCTCGTAGCGGTATAAGAAGATCGCTGTCACGGCTGCCAGTGTTAGGTAGGCTGTCCAGTTTTTGGTGCGTTCCCATTTTGCGGTGTCGGTTACTTTGATCATGATTTTTTCTCCGTGAAGTCGATGACGTCGTGCATGTTGCAGAACAGATAGGCGGTTTTGCTGTTGATCTTGCGTCGTGTGACGGTTCGACCGTCTTCTCGCAGCATGAACCAGCCGAAGTGCTCGGTGTACTCTTGTGTGTTCATGTCGAATGTGGTTAGCATTCCTCGTTTTTCGAATCGGGCTATTGTGTCCATGTTTCATTTCCTTTGCTGAGTGTTGGTTGTGGTGTGTCTTGGTTGATTGTTATTGTGGTGCGTGTGTACCTGTTCCAGTCTACCCACATCTGCGTGTAGACTTGCATGGCTTCTTTCTCATTGTCGAACTTGAATGTGATCAAGTGACCTGTGAATGGGTTGACATATTCGACTGTATACATTGCTATTCTCCTGTCATTTCTTTGTCGGTGACGTGTGCTGTGTCGTAGTTCGATCCGCCGCACAATGCTTTGGATTCGCGGTCTAGCCACACTTTTGTGTGTTGTGGTGTGAGGTAGGTGTTGCTGTACTTCTTGTGGTCGGTTGCATTGCTGATGCTCATCTTGAAGATGGCGCGTGAGCAACCGTTGCATGTGCTGCGTTGTGGTCGCTTTGCTGATGTGTCCATGTCATTTGTCCTTTGGTTGGTGTCGTTGTTCATGTCTCTATCTTACCACACCAGTCTACCATTTGTCAAGCATTTCAACAACCTGACCACAGAAGCCCGTCAGGACGGGGTTTGGAAGGCTTAGAAATATCATAACCAGTCGTCTATATTGTCGGGGTCGAGGTCGGCAAATGTGGGCGTGCCGACGTTTCCCCCTTGGGGGGGGAAAACGAACGGCACAACGCCTGCTGTTGCTGTGCCGTCGTGTGCCGAACGTGTGCCGCCGCGTAGCGACGCGTTTTTGTGTTGTGTGCCGTTGTTTGTGCCGTTGTCTTGTGCTGTTGTGCCGAGTTCACGTGTGCCGTCTGTTGTGCCGATTTTTTCGACCCATGCTTCGATGTTGTTGTTGTCGATCCGTAGCCGTCTAACGCGTAGCGCTGTGCGTAAGATGTCGCTGGCTGATTTGATGTTGTGTTTTTTCATGAGGTCACGCGCGGCGCGTGCTGTGATGTCGATCGGTGCGTCGAGTTTGTCCAGTTGTGTGGCTAGTTGTTGTGCGGCGTCGCTGATCTCGTCGCCGATGATGCTGTGTGTCAAGATGCCGTTATATTCGCGTAGTTCAAGTTCGATCTTGTCAGGTATCCATTGCATTCGGCGGTGTGTGGCTTCGATCAAGATACTGGTGCTGTTGCGTTTAGTGAAGCGCCATACCACATCAACGTCGTCGTTTTTCGCGCTGCTTCCACGTTGCCCTTTGGCGCTGTCTTTTCCTGCGTGGTCTGCTCGTACCCATGTGACACCGAGTGATTTGAGTGCGACACCTGACCATCTGTAGAAGGCTCGTAGTGTGTCGGCGTCGTTTTCTTCACCTTCTACTGCTCTTGCTGTGGTGTCGATGATGACCAGTTGTATGTTTTTTTGTGTGACGGCGGCGATGACAATGTCTGCACCTGCTCTAGTGTCTAGCCCTCCGATCGATGGCAGTAGCACGTAGTGTAGGTGTTGCATGTTGTCTTCTTTGCTGTAGCCGAATGCTTCTAACCTGTCTCTGATGTCTGCACCTGTCATCTCATAGTCGATGTATAGCACGGGGATCGGGTCGCGTTTCGGTAGGTTCAACACTGGTCTGCCTGTGGCTAGCGCGGCTGCAAGTTCGAGCAGCAGCAACGATTTTCCTGATTTCGCGCTGGCGTACAGTGCGTGTGCTCGTCCTCGCGCTAGCAGCGGCTCGCACAGCCATTCGGTTTGTTGATTTTCGGTTGACCACAGTTGTTCCCAATCGACGTACCATGTGTCGAGTGGGTCTGTCGATGGTGTTACGATTTTCGGTGTTGTATCTGATTGGATCGCTTTGATCCATTCGGCGATTTGATCTTCGTTTTGTGCGTTGAGTGTTCGTGCCGCATCGGTGAAGTCGCCGTTGTGTCGTGTTTGTGTCCAGTAGCCGAATCGGTCGTATGATCCTGTCGGTAGGTTGGCTATCGATGTGGTGAAAACGGTCAGGTTGTCGTTGCCGTTGTGATTGACTGTGGCGCTTATACCGTCGCGTGGGTGTTTGTCGGGTCGTGTCCAGTAGAAGGTTGTGCCTTCGACGTGGTGTGGTGTCCAGCCGTCGTTCATCAAGAGGTCGTCCCATGTGGTCGAGCGGTTGAACTTTGTGCCTGCCCGTTCGTCGTTTATACCCTCGTTATTATTGTTTATTATTGGCTTATTCGGGATTTCGCCTATATTACCAGTATTAGCAGGGTATTGTTTGGGTATTAGCAGGGTGATTAGCCAGTCGGGGGCTTGGGCGATTTCGATCTCGCCGATGGCGTGGTCTTGTTCCCATTCGTAGGCGTTGCCGTTGGGGTGGATTGTTGGTGCTACGACGATCTGTGCATTGATGGCTCTGACGTCGATACCTGCGCCGAGCATCCTGCCTGCGCCGTTTCCGATGTCGGGGTGGTGGTCGGCTAGGGTGTACAGCATGTGTATGCCGCCTGAGCCTGTTCGTGCTCTTACTGTGTCAGGTAGTGGCTGGTGGTCTTGTTCGAGCCGTTTCAGGGTGGCTGAGCCGCTGTTTTCAGGGTCGTGTTCGTCGATGTCGAGCACGAAATACCGTGTGCCGTTTTCGAGTGTCCCTGTGACTATTCCGATGCCATAGCCTTGGTAGTTGCCTTCCCACCATGCTCTGATCGTGCCTGTTTGAGTGGTTGCGACGTCTTGCCATGCGCCCATCGGTGGGCGTTTTTCTTTCGGTTTGATTGGCACTACACGGTAGCCGTGCGTTGCGTAGTGCAACGCCCACTCTAACGTTATCTCATTCAGTCCCTCGTTGACGTTCATTTTCTGACCTTCCCCATTGTTCTAACGTGGTCACGGCTAACCAGCCGTGTTTGCTGTGTTTGATAAATAACACGCCGTCAGGCGCTTTTTTGTTGTTCTGCTGTTCTTGCAGTTGGGTGATGCCTTCGCGAATCGCTGATGTGATGTCGCGCCAGTGTTTGACTTGGATCGCTGTTGTTGGCATCCCGTCGAGGTCGCCGATGTCGTCGGCTCGCCCAGCGCCCAACATACGGCGTATCGGCATGCCCAACAGTTCTGTCAACTGTTTCGCCAGTTGCAGTTCTGCTCGATCGCCTTTTCGTTTGTTTGAGTTTGCCATCGTTGGTCAGTTTATCATGCATGTTTTGTCCTTTTCTTGATTTCGTGTTCGATTTTGTCGGCTAGTTTGATGATTTCTTCTTCTCGATGTTTGATGTAAGACCGCTGGACGATCTCATGCAGCAGCCAGTAGTCCTGTAGGGTGAGCATTATTGTTCACACGCTGCGTCATATGCTTCGACTGCCATCATTGCCATGTCGTTGTTTTGTTCGTGGTGTGCTGCGTAGAACAGTTGGGCTATGCCTTTCCATCTGCTGATGTCGCGCGACAGTTGCATACTGTTCTTTCTACAGTCGCGCAGGTCTTGGCTTAGACCGTATGTGCCTTGTTGATATCTCATTTTTTCAGTCCTTCGAATATGGTTTTGAACTTCATGATGCGCACGTGATGGTACACGGTTGCGGTTGATATTTCCAGTTCTCTACTTGTCGCTTTCACAGGATCTGTTCTTCCTGCGTTTTTGTAGCGTGTGTAGGTGTCGTAGGTCAGTTGTTCGCGTGTTCTGTCTTTGTCATTTGCTGATGATGCTATCTCGCGCCGTGCTCGTGGTGACAAGCCGCCCCAAATACCGTACTCTATGTTGTTGATGATTGCGTAACGTGCACAGTCGTCTTGCACTGGACATCTGTTGCACATGGACACCGCTGTCGCAGCGCCGCTGTCAGTCATTGTTTCAGGAAAAAACAAGTTGAAAGAAGCGCCACGACATTCGGCATTTACCATCCATCGAGCATCGCCATCCGTCAGTGATGGGAAGTCGAAATATTCCATTAGATCAGTTCGTCTGCGTCTATTGGTTTGCCTTTAACAACTGTCACTTCAAAATGTTTGAGTGTTTTGTTGCCTGCGAGTTTCTCTACACGTGTGTGCACGATTGTGATCGTGTCACCTACGTTCGGTTTTTTCTCTGCTACGAGGCGCAGTAGTTGTGTTTGAGATACCAAGATCTCGAATTTGTCGCCTGCTACGTCGACAGTGAGTGATGGGTATTTGTTGCCGTCGGGCATTGTTGCCACTCGGATCGAGTTGATGATGCCTGATATCTGATCGCCTTCGTTTTCAGGTTTCCATCTGTTGTAGTCGCCACCTACAGGTCGTTCGAACTCTTGCCAGTTGATGCTCATTTTTGTGTCGCTTTCTGAACACTATATGTGTTCTGTTCGGTGTTGTATGTTACTGCTGATCTGCCGTCGCGGATTTGCGACAACATTTCAGACATCTGTGTGATTTGGTAAATGTCACAGCCGCCTAGGATCGCGCCTAGTGGCTGGTCTGTTTTGTAGCCTAGTGTTTCGATGATGGTGATGAGCAGGTCTGCTGAGCCTTCAGCATCGTTCAGTGCGTTGAGCATGAACTCGACCAGCGCTGCTCGTCGCAGTGTCGGTTTACCACTGAGCGAGATTGATTTCTTCGCTGCGCTGGCTTCTTTCGCTAATGCTTTGGCTGTTGCTTGTACTCGTTGGTTTGATTCGGCTAGTTTGTTTCGTAGTCTGATGATTTCGTCTTCGTCGATTAGCAGGTTGTCGCTTGGCAGTTCGGCTGGTTCTTTGATTTCGGTTTTTACTGGTGGTGGTGGTCGTTTGACGATGATGTCGTTGAATGCAACGGTGTGGTTTGCTTCGATCCGTGTTACGAGTTGGTTGATTTCGTTGAGTTGCTGCATTGTATGCACGTGGTCTGATTTCATTGTTGGCATCGATGGCGACCACTGTTGCACAAGTTCTTGCAGCGCGGCAGGGTAGTTGTCTTTGATGTAGGTGATGCGTTTGCGTAGGTTGTCTGCTCGTCGTGGCTGTTCTTCAGGGTCGGCTGTTGGTGATGGCATTCTGCCGAGCAGCATCTCTTTCGGTGTCATGCTGTGCAGGTGTTTGGCTGCTTTGAAGTATTCCCAACCGAGGTTGATGTCGCAGCCGACAACTTCATATGTGCCGTCGATCGCGAATCTGACTACTACGCCGTGTTTGATTTCGGGCATTGGTTGTGCTTTGCCGTCGTCATCAAGCATCTCTTCTCCGAATGCGTATGCGGCGAGTTGTGCAGCGACTTCAGGGTAGACGGCTTTGCTTGTTTTGTAGTCGAGTATGACAAGGTCGTCGCCAAACTGTGGCATTTTGCAGATCATGTCGAATGAGCCTGCGTAGCCGATTTTGTCGTTGAACACTGTCTGTTCGATGTAGACGGGGATTGGTTGGTGGTCGGCGAAGAATGCGCGTAGCGCTTCTACGTAGCCGCCGATTGCGTCTGCCCATACTGGCAGTGTGCCTGTGCGTGCGTAGGCTTCAGCGATTGCGTGTACGTCTGTGCCTCGTGATGCTGCGCGATCCAGCGAGCGTAGCGGTTCGCGTTTGAGTAGGTCGACGGCTGCTTGGTCGTCCAGTGCGAGCCATGTGTCTTTCATTTTGACGGCGTATTTTGCTACTTCACCTGCAGCCCAATGTTTTAGTGCGTCGCCTTTGCCGACAACGCCGAGAACTGTTGTAACTGACGGGTATTGTGCGCCTGTCGTTGGGTGGGTGTAGAGCCTGCCGCGTGCGGTGGTTGTTGCTAGTTTTGGTGATGTCATATCGGTATCCTATCGTAGGGGTGTAACACGGTGGTGGACGTTTCCGTTTTCTTTCCCTTGCACGGGGGCTATTTGAGTCGCATTGGCGGCTTCTGATGCAAGGGAAAGGCTCGGAAAGGGTAGGGAAACTAAACGGGCGCGGTGCTTGATGGGGGTTGCACCGCGCCCGTCGCCGCGCTCAAGCCGAAAAGGACAGAACGACGAGCGCGACATCTTAACGACCTGACGATCCGAAGCCGAGTTCGCCCCGTTCGGAAGGTCGCAGAGTGCCTAGTTCAAAGGTTATCAGATCCGCTTCCAGTTTCAACGGCAACAACTGCCCGATCCGCTGACTAGGTTCGATCACCGAGTCCACTTTGCCATAGTTCCAACAGACAACATACAACTCGCCTCGAAACCCTGCATCAATGACCGAGAGCGGCACGTGCAAGTTCAGTTTGCTGAATGTCGACGAGCGACCAACGATGATCGAGTAGTAGCCGTCAGGCATCTCTACTTTCACACCTGTTGGCACGGCTGCACGTTCTCCAGCCGCAATCGTTAACGGTATCATACCGCTGTAAGCAAGGTCGAAACCTGCGTCACCTTTGTAGGCTCGTGTCAGTTGTTCGGTGTCGGTGTCGGTTTCATAGAACGCTGTCTTGATGTCTGCCTTGGCTCGCTGTGCCAGTGCGATGTTGCTGGTGACGAGCATCGCGATCGGGATCTCACCGACGTTGTACACTCGCACGTTTTTATGTTCAGACCAGTACAGTTCGACGATTGAACGCATACCGAACTCGTCATCGACTAGCAACACCACTGGTTTGCTAAGTTCCAACGCCAACGTGATCTCGGCTGGCACACCACGACTCAGCGTTTTTGCTGGTAGGTAGGCTAGAACGACGTCGGCTGTGCGTAACGCTTGTTCGTTCATTTGTTGCACTCTTGCGTCTAGTGGTGTTGTCACCACCCACGCCGTTTGAGGGTCGTAGGTGGTGACGCCGATCAACAGCGCTGCTGCTTCACGCACACGTTTGACTGTGGCTGTGCATTGATCGTTGGCGAAATCGATCGGGTGTGCGAAGTAGATCAACGCCATACGTTTCTCCTGATCGTGCTGTTCGGGTCGGGTCGCAATGTGGTTTCGTCGATGATGGCGTCATCGCGATCGATCCACAGCACAAGTTCGACTGTTCCGTTGATGTTGCAGCGGTGTTGTGCTTCGACAATGCCGTGCTGGTAGAGTGCTTTAGTGCGGCAGTAGTTAACTGCGTCTATGCCTTCGTTCATTTTGGCATCACTCCTGCTCGACCTGCTAACACCATTTTGCTGTAGACGGCTAGGTCGTGCCATGTGTCGTCTGATGCGGTGCGCCCTTGTTCGGCTGCGGTGATCACACGCTGGATTTTGCCCAGCGCGTAGAACATGATGCCCAACTCGTACATCTGTTCGTTGGTGAGTTCCAGCCCGTAAGAGCCAAGGTCGTCGATCTGTTTGTCGATGTCGACGCCTCGCACTTTCATCATCTGTCGCCCGATTTCGTGCAGGTCGCCAGTTCCATATTCGGCTAGTTTGTCCATCATGGCGTCGATCTCGGTGGTTGCTTGTCCGATCCACCAGTTGCGCAGTTTGTTTTTTGCTCGTGTGTTGAACATTAGTCGTTACTCCAGTCGTAGATTTGCATGTCGAGCATGTCGTGGTCGAACATCGCTGTTGCTTGTCCAGTGCCGTACATCGAGAAGGTTTGACCGACATCTGATGCTCGGCTGAGCACTTCTGCTTCTGCTTCAAGGTGTGAACCGTTGAACAGTTCAGTGATGTTGGTTTTTCCAGCGAGTGTTGGGTCGAGGTAGTCGACGAACATCAAGCACGGGTGCAGCGATTCGTTGTTGCCGCCGTTGGCTTGCACAGCGCGTTGCACGATGTCAGTGTCCCATTCGCCTACACGTCGCACCTTTTTGGTGACGGTGGTGAGTTCGGGTTTGATGTAGCCGCCGCTGCGTTCGCCGAGCAGATCCCAATTCAACTCGTTGTCGAGTGTGCCGCTGTTGCCTGCAACACGGATCGGGTAGGTGCGCATGACCAGCCATGTATGTATGGCGCGGCTGCGGTTCGGGTCGAGCGGCATGAAACCGATCTGTTGCAGCAGGTCAACAGTGCGACAGTCGCCACTTGTTGTCTGTGGGTAGTTCGCGGTGTGCATGCCTAGCCCGTAGCCTTGTGTGCCTTCAACGATGATTGTTGCACCTTTGTAGAACGCTGTGCCGATCATTTTGGCTGTGTCCATCATGTAGGGCGCAAGTTCTGCGATGTCGCGTGCTGTTTTTGCTCGGCGCATGATCCGATCGGCACGTGCAGCGCCGATGCCTTTGGCTGTTGATCCTGTGCGTGCATTCAAGTCGCTACCTGTTTCGGCGTCGATGTGATGCTGTTCGATGATCGTTGCCGACGGGTCGATGTAAAGTCGCGCTGAGACGTTGAAGTTCGCAGCGTCGAGTTGGTTGATCTCGTCGGTGAGCACGTTCATGTCGATCTCGCTGCCTTGTGCGATGATCAGTTTTGCCATCGGATCGATGACGGCTGCGGCTGGTATCTGTCGCAGCGCCCACACTCTACCGTCTTGATCGACGGCTGAGTGTCCAGCGTTGCTTCCCCCGACGCGCACCAGTTGCGTCACTGAGGTGCGCCCTTGGTAGTGGTCGGCTATTTGTGCTGCGACGTGTCCTTTGGCTTCGCTGCCAAACTGACCGCCGATGACGGTGTGAATTGCCATGTTTTTCTCCTTGTTTGTTGGTTTGGTTATATTACAGGTGGGGTGTTACGCGGTTGCTTTGTCGCGTGCACGTTCTTCGACGTAGTTGCGCACTTCGTGCTTATACTGGTCGATCCGCTTGAAGCGGTGAGGGTTGTCTGCTATGAACTTGCGAGCCACGTTTTGCGAGCAGCCTGCGATCTCGGACAGTTGGCGTGTTGTGACCACGACGTAGGGGTTCGAGTTGCACCAGTCGGCTAGCGGCTGTTTGATGTCGTCCACTTTGATCAGTGTTGGTGTGGCGTTGCGTGCTGCGGCTAGCATCTCGCGCAGTGTCGTGGCTGGCACGAGGTTGCGAACTCTGATCGGCACGTGGCACAGCGCTAGCGGCATGCCGTGTTGTTCGAGTGCTTCACGCATTGCGCGTGTCGCTTGGTCGGGTGTGGTGATGGTGTTCATGTTGTCCTTTGTCCTTTGTTATCGTGTTACTGTGATTGGGCTTTTGCTGAACAGTTGACCGCTGCGTGCGACGAATTGACGTGTCTGCTGTGCGCGGTAGATGAAGTTCCATGCGTGCACGTTCAAGCGGAATTGCTCGCGCTTGTCGTCGACGATGATGATTTTCTGACCGCTTTCGGTTTCGAAAATGTCAACGCCTAGGTAGTGTCCGATTGGTGTGAGTGTTGTGATTGCTGTGTCCATTTTGGTGTCCTTTGTTCGTTGTCCTATGAATATCTTACCATACGTGGATAGGTCTTGTCAAGCATTATTCCGAGACGCTGTGGGCGAGCAGTTCGATGAAGTTCTCCAGTTCGCCTGATCCGATGTGGATATCGATCGCGCCGAATGCGCCACGTGTGACGTGACAATCGACGAACTTCTTCATCTGCTCTACGATGATCGGCATCAATTCGCTGCACAAAGCGTTGGCGTGGGCTTCTTGCTCTTGCTCTTGCTTGTAGATGGCGCTGCGGATCTCGCGTGCCTTCTCTGCACGCTCGCGTGCTGCTTCGATTTTCTCATATGCCTCGGTGTAGTTGTTGGCGAACAAGTTGATCTGATTGATCTGCTTTATGATCGCCGATGACGTTGCAAACGTTGCGATCATCTTGCCATCTTGATCTTTGGTGAACTTGATCGGGCGCAACATCACTGCGTTGGGTTTGCGTGCTATCACGTTGCGTGCATATGTCGATACTGATTCATCTGTCGTGTGAATCGCGATGCACTTGATGCCGTTGTTGTCGATAAACACTGGCATTGATGTGGCTGTGCTGAGCACTACTGCTTTTTGGAAGTCGATCTTTTTCATGGTGTGTGTCCTTTGTTATTGTTGTTGGTTATTTGGCTGTTCGTGTGCTGAATGCGCACTGCTGACCACAAAGATCGCTGTAGATCTGTGCGAATCGCTCTGCAGTCTTGCGGCTGTCGAATGTGCGCACGATTTGCTTTGTGCTTGTCCTGATTACGTGTGTCTTGTTCATGGCTGGTGTCCTTTGGTCGTTGTTCATGGATCTATCTTACCACATCAGTATATCATCTGTCAAGCCTTATCACAACCTGCCCCTTCGAGGTTCTCCGAGGCGTAGGTTTCGAGCAGCCCCCCGATCGCGCTCATCTCGGCATAGATCCCCTCGGCGGCTGTCCAGTCGCCGCTGGCGATGGCTTGTTCAGCCAATCGCAGCGACTCCCGAATGTACCTGTGGTCGACCCTGAATGCCTTCAACGGGTGAACCAGTTGGCTCACTATGCCCCCCTCTTGAACCATTTGCAGTAACCGTGATCGCCATCGTTCTGACGCTTGGTGGACTCGACGGTGCGAATGATGCACTTGACTCGAACTGGTGACGCCTCGACGACGTAACCAGCGCGTTGCTTGCCGAAACCGCGAACCTGCACCAAATCACCGACTTTTGTAAAGGGGTTTGGCGTCGGCAACGCTTTGACCTTCACAGGTGAAAAAAATGCTGTTGGCATCGTGATGTCCTTCAGTTCAGCCAGCGCTGCTGCTTCTGCACGGCTGGCGATGATGTTCTTTTTCCATTTGCGCATCGCTGCTTCTGCTTCTTTCTGCGTGTCGAACTTGTACCGATCGCTTGTGAGCACTTTGTCGGTAGAAGTATCCAGCACGACCCAACGCAGATCAGTTGTGAACTGGCTGCCGATCGAGTTGTAGCCTTTTTCTGTGCCGTAGATGCTTGCGCTGTTGATGAGCATGCGACGCATGATCACTGTCATCGTGTCAACGTTGCCATATAGGTGATGCGTGGTGTTGCCATGCACTTCGTTCAAGAATGCATTCCTTGCAATGTATTCAGGGTTAACGCATTCGCCTTTCTCATTGTAGCGGTACTCGCCCCATGTGAACGTTGTGATGATTTCGGTTGCTGTGTCCATTTTGTTGTCCTTTGTTCGTGGTTGATGTTGCTTGCCTTACCCCTATATCTTACCACATCAGTGTATCATCTGTCAAGCATCCTCACAACCTGCCCCCAAAACGGGTATGGCGATACCCACTTCCGCTTGGCTTCCTTGCCCTCTCCGAGCCTTTCCCTTGCGCTCGGAACGCCCACCGCCACATCGACAGGGGTAGCCCTAGAAAAAGGCTCTCTAGGCTTCCTTCTCTATATGCCACTCGACGTGACGGTCAATCTTGTTATCAACCTTGTCAACCTTACGAGCCACCAAACGCAAAAGATCCGCAACCATAGCGTGATCCTCGCTGTTCTCCTTACGCACACGCTGCAACAACGCAACAATCACCGACGCGATAGCCGCAACAACAGCGGCGACCACCATCTCGTTCACTTCGCAGCAAAAATCTTAGTGAAAGCAGCCTCGACAGCAGCAGGATTGTCAGCCATAGCAGGTGACAACTCAACATGCAACCAGTCTCCAAGCGGTGCGCCATGCACAGTCTCTTTGTCATACTTTTGCCAAGCGTTGCGGTCACACTTCCACGCACGACCATGCGGCGCAGGGAAATAATCGATGATCATCTCGATACCGAGTGCATCAGCGTTGTCAGTCAAAATCTTGCACCACTCCATCGCGTGCTGGCGTCCCTTGTCTTTGCCTTTGTTGCCCATCTTACGGTAGGACAGATCGACAGCGCGACCAGTGGCGTGCACGCTCAGGCTCTCTTTGCCGCGCATATTGCGAACACCGAAATCGCCATTGTTCCACAATGCATGATCGGACAAGAAAACAACACGATCGATAAAAGACTTCAAACCAGCGCGAACTCGTTTGGCTTCGCCGTCTTTGTTACCTGTATAGACGCGGCTCATCAGAGTGCTCTTTTCGAAACCTTTTTCGCTGCGATCTTCGCAGGTGTCGCACCAAAAGCGCTATCGATCTCGTCCATAGTCAACTTGCCGTCGATGCTCGCCTTAGCGAGAGACTCGACAACCTTAAACACTGAGACAGCGCCAGCAAGAGCGGCAGCCTTCCAAATCTCCAACTCAGGCGCGATAACAGCCGCGCCAGTGACCACACCGAGTGCGTTTGTAAGAAACAGGGCGACTATACGTTGTGCTACTGCTTGCATCTTGTTCATATGCAACAGCGTAGCAGGCTACTCCGTGCGTAGTGTGTCAACACCGAGCACCACCATATCACGCACCATAGCC